CCAAGGCACCAGAAAAGACTGCTAAGGAAATTGCCACTGAAAAAGGTGAGCCCTATGTGGCCATCGTAACCATGGACATTGATCCCAACAACTTGCACCAAGGTGCATTTGAATTAGACTGGAATGAGATCTTTGTGAATAGATTGATCAAGGCCGGATACATGCTCAAAAAAGATGATCCAGATTCTGAAATTGTGGACCGGTGGTTTCAAAATGTTTGCAGGCATGTGGTCATGGAAACTTGGGAACAAGAACAAGCCATTATCAAGGGTGCAGGGCAGTATGTAAACACTCGAGACATTGGCAACGGACGCAGCGAAGTATCATGATTTTCAATCACATCAAACAGCTCAAGGCCGACGGCAAAAAGATTGGCATTACCTTCTCCACCTTTGACATGCTGCATGCAGGCCACATTGCCATGCTATCAGAAGCCAAGAACCACTGTGACTATCTCATATGCGGATTACAAACTGATCCCACAATTGACAGACCCAATACCAAGAACAAACCCATACAAAGCATTGTAGAACGACAGATACAATTAGCCGCTTGTCGATATGTTGATGAAGTTGTGGTCTATCAAACCGAACAAGATCTTGTTGACCTCTTGCTAATACTACCACTGGATGTTCGTGTGCTTGGTGTGGAATATCAAGATAAAGAATTTAGTGGCCAACACGAATGCTATCAACGTGACATTGAACTAGTGTTCAATGGAAGAGATCACAGCTTTTCAAGTTCAAGTCTTCGCAAACGTGTGGTAGCTGCCGAAACTGAAAAAACATTACTGGCAAAATGATCTTGTATGTGAATGGTGATAGCCATGCGGCCGCAGCAGAGTGTGTGAATTCTCATGCCTGGGCTCTTGACGACGAAGTGTTCTGGGGACTAGGGCAACAACCGCATCCTGACAACGAACGAGCCAGCTTTGGTTGCGAACTTGCCAACTGGCTATATGCGGTGCTTTACCTAGACGCACAGGCAGGTTGCAGCAACGCTCGCATCATGCGTACCACGCGAGAGTGGATTGCTGCCAATCCCGATGCTGTTCAAGACTGCTTTATGGTAATACAGTGGACTACCTGGGAGCGACAAGAGTGGTGGCACAACGGCAAAGATTATCAAGTCAACGCCAGTGGCATTGATCACGTGCCACCAGAACTGCAAGATCGATACCGTCAATTTGTGCTGGATATAGACTGGCATCAGTGTCGTCAACAAGCACATGACGAAATTTGGGCATTTCATAACGAACTCAAACAGGCTGGAATCCGGCATGTGATGTTCAACGGCAATAACCATTTTGAAGATTTGTCCACACATTACGATTGGGGCACAAGTTACATTGACCCTTACAATGCAACAAAAACGTACGATTTTGTACTAAGACAACAAGGGTTTGTCACAGTTAGACCAGATAGTTGGCATTTTGGGCCTGAAGCTCATTGCTTTTGGGGCGAATATCTGTTACAATACATTAAACACCACCAACTACTAGGCACCAATGAAATACCTGCTAATCGACACGTCTAACATGTTCTTTCGTGCTCGGCATCAAGCACACCGAGCAGCAGACACCTGGACCAAGCTGGGCTTTGCACTGCACTTAACTATCATGAGTGCAAACAAGGTAGCACGTGATCTTGGATGCGACCATGTGGTATTTGCACTGGAAGGGCGCAGCTGGCGCAAAGATCATTACAAACCCTACAAGGCCAATCGTGCTGAAGCCCGTGGTGTCATGACTGAGACCGAAGCAGAAGAAGACAAACTGTTCTGGGAAACCTATGATGAGCTGACTAAATATTTGTCCACCAGGACCAATTGCAGCGTGATACGTTGTGCCACTGCCGAAGCAGATGACGTCATTGCAAGATGGATAGCCTTGCATCCACAAGATCAACACACAATTGTCAGCACAGATTCAGATTTTGTGCAATTGGTGGCCCCCAATGTGCAACTTTACAATGGTGTAAATGATCACTTGTTCAGTGTGGATGGTGTTCGTGATGGCAAGGGCAAGAGTCTGAGTTTCGAAATCAAAAGCAACAGCAAGATCAAGGTGAACAAACATGATCCTAAATTTGTGCTGCCCACGGACTATCAAAAATGGGTGCTGTTTTTGAAATGCATGCGCGGCGACCCTGGAGACAACGTGTTTAGTGCATATCCTGGCGTGCGTATCAAAGGCACCAAAAAGGCAGTAGGACTAACTGAAGCGTTTGAAGATCGAAACAAAAAAGGCTACGCCTGGAACAACATGATGTTGCAGCGTTGGACCGACCACAATAAAAAAGAGCTGCGGGTATTGGATGAATACGAACGCAACTGTACCTTGATTGATCTCACTGCACAACCGCAAGAGATCAAGGACGTGGTAGATGCTGCTATTCGAGAACAAATAAGCCACAAGGACGTGGGCATGGTTGGTGCGCAGTTCTTGAAATTTTGTGGCAAGTACGAACTGACCAAACTCAGCGATCATGCTGACGCGGTTGGTCGTTGGATGAATCAGACATACCAAGGAACTCTGAATGATATTAGCTAAACCGGTGATTGCAGATCGCTACTGGATCTTGAAAAAAGACAACCACAAGGTTGGTGAAATTGAAGTAGACAATGATGGTGTGATTGTAAAAATACAAAACACTGTGAAACGCTACACCACTATCAAGATGCTGGGCAGAGAGTCAGGCATTGAGTTTGTGCCAGCGGCAACCAGCACAGTGGTTCACGGCAATCAGGCCTATGGCTACGATACTGGCACTCCGGTGTTTAATGTGCTGTGGGATGTCAAACACAAACTACCGTTGTTTACCAAAGAAGACAAAAGCAAGTCCTGGTTCGCAGCCGGATGGTATCGTGTTAAACAACATCGTACATGGAAAACAATTCAGAATCCCAAACTCATTACCTTGCAACGCTACACCTACCAAGGTCCTTTCCATACCAAAGAACAAGCAAAATGACCAATCCATTTAGAGATCAAGAAAAGTTCATGCGAGCATGCGATCAGAAAACTGATGCGTATGCAATTTCTCAGTACAAGATGTATTTGAATCTAATAGACGAAGAGCATGCTGAACTCAAACAAGCAATTGCAGACGATGACATGACTGAACAGTTAGATGCCTTGATTGATATCCTGGTGGTCACAATTGGTGCTATTCACAGTGCTGGCTTTGACGGTGAAGGCGCCTGGAAAGAAGTTATGAGCACAAACTTTGCCAAGATTGATCGAGAAACCGGCAAGGTGCGCAAGCGTGAAGACGGCAAGATACTCAAACCAGTGGGCTGGAAGTCTCCAGAGTTGAGCGGTTTTTTAAAGAAATAATATACCATGCGACTGGTCCATAATGAATACAACGACTGCTGGGTCTGGGTGGAAGATCACAACGAAGATCTAGAACTCAGCCCGCATTTTGACTACGAAGAAGACGCAATTCAGTGGCGTAATCGAATGAGACAAGAACCAAGCCATGTCAAAAACTCGTGAACAAATTATAACCAGCATGTGCTACACCTGGCGACATGACTACGGACTAGATCGCCAAGAACATGATGGGCTAGGTGGCCTGATCACAGCCGGACTGACTGAGCAGCAGCGCAAAGCACTGTGGCAGCAAATGGCACAGATTTTTGATAATGATATTGCACCCAACATGGAGTTTAAAAATGAAAGCACGACTGATTAACAACAGCTGGCCAGTAGAGATTACAGAATTTGATTTCAATACTGCAACTCAACATGATATTGATTTGTTGGGCTGCTTGGCCAACTACTATACTCTGGTAGTAGTAAAACATCAACAATATGATCTTTCAGTTGCTGTACAAGAAAAAACATGCGCCATGTTTGGATCTACATTGTTGGATCGAACGGATGCAGCAACATTTAAACAGATAGCACAACACCTCAAACACGCAGAAGGCGAAATGACATTGAGAGTAACCGGCGAACTCAACGAGCAAGGAAAACCCGGGCTATTTGGATCGTCAGATGAATTAGAATGGCATGCCAACAAAGTAGAACAACCTCACAGACGTAGCATGGTTTGGCTGTATGGTGAACGTGGCACTTATGGTAGTGTGACCGAATTTACCAATCATGTGTTGGCCTATCAGAGTCTTGACACTGAACTCAAACAACAAATACAGCCGTTGCAAATCAATTACAAATGTACATTTCCTTACAGCAACCCCAAGTACGACACTGGAAAAGATTCAGCAGGATGGCATACTCCGCCTGTGGTATTTACTAATCCAGGTGGGCAAACTGGCATACATCTAAGTTGGCTGCATGTGGACTACTACGAAGGACTCACAGTTGAGCAATCTGCGGTGATTACTGAACAGTTGAAACAACATATTCTTGACAACCCAGAACATCGTTATCAGCATCAATGGCAGGACGGTGATATATTACTGATGGAACAATGGCTGGGAGTGCATCGTCGGCCACCATTTGAAAACATGCAACAGCGGGTGTTGGACCGTATTGAAACAAATTTTGATAAGATAAATTTTGGCAAAATGCAACAGGCATTAGATTTAGTGGAGAAAACATGAGTTTGCACATCAATCGCTTTGTTGACAATATCAAGGCACACGAAAGTCGTGGACAAAAAGACTTTATCATGAGCATGCGTGATGCTAAAGATTTGCACAGCGATATTACCAAACTACTACTGACCCTGGAGCAGTTGCACAACAAAAGTGCTCCGCAAAAAGACGAAGTGATCACCATAGAACTCACCGGCGGTGGCTTTAAAAGTACATAGTTTATGGCATAAATAAATGTATGAGCAGACCTAAACCTCAAGTGTTGATTGAGAACACAAACAAGCAGACCTACAAAACTGAGCAGGTGTTGGCCAGCGAAGGTGTTTGGGCAGTGTTTTATGCTGCAAAGCCTATCAACTTGAAAACTTCAAACATGCTGACACAGTATCCTGGACCCAAGTACAAAAAAGTATCTTTTTCAAATCCAGGACATGCTATCAATCTGGCTCGCAAACTCAACACTCAGTTCAAAACAGACAAGTTCTCTGTGGTGTTATTGACACAGGGAGCTCAAGTGTTCCCCAATGCTGTCTAAACTAGATTATACCAAACACACGCTGTCGCTGTTGCCCGGCGATTATGGCTTGAATTTGGAAATAGCTTTGAAAGATTGGTGGCAAGATATTCGCCCCGTTGGTGGCCTACGTCTGAGTTTGGAAGGTTATCAAGTGTTCAAACAACTGGGTATCGAAAGCTACGAGTTTGATATACCACCTGGTACTACTGCACATGCTGGGCACTTGGTTGCACTGAACAAACATTTGACTCATCCATATTTTATACAACTGGGCAAAAAGCCTCGCCTGGTATTTTTTGACGGTCAAGAAGCCAGCATGTTTGCACTGTATGGGGACATTGTTAAGTTTACCCGGGGCCTAAATAGAGGTTGACCAAAAATCCCAGATCGCTTATACTGTAATTGTAGTAGTTAGTGACCCAGGCAAAAGGAGCTCAAAATGGCAGAAGTCAAACTTTCCACACTGTACAAAGTCACAGTGACAGAATATGACTGTGGTGTGCAACGAGTTGATCCCGAAGACACCAGGTATTTCACCACCCTTGAAGAAGCAGAAGCCTACAAATATCGCCAAGATTGCGGCGGCCCTGAGTGCTACTGGCGTGCTAGCATTGAAAAAGTTGCATAA